GAAACTTGCATTAGCTTTTTATTGCTACTACCCCATGACCAATTTCTTTGATCAGCGCTAAGTTTTATTATGCTCATTTCAGCAGCCTTAACAGCTATGTTTCTAAGTTCAACATTTGGATCTTCAGCTAACTCTAAGAATAAAACAGGATTTCTTTTAGCAAATATAAGTAAATCTCTTTTTATCTCCTTAGAAGCCATCTTTGATACATTAGATCCTATCTCAACTCTTAGTATAGCTTCCATTTGATCTATGTCCATACTAGTAGCCGCGTTTAACGCTTGTATTTCAGCCTCTATCCAGCTTAAATCTATTTCAGCTTCTTTTACCTTGTCTTCCTCAAAGTATATAACATCTTTTAGTGGATGATACATACTTAAAAGTTTTTGAAGGTTTGTTTTTTCTTTAGGAACTGCTAATACACCATCTTGAAAAACTATATGACCTAATGTTGCTGATCCTGATTGTTTGTCTACAAAACAAGAATCTTGATTAGTAGCATATCTAAGCTCTCTATTAGTTTTTTCTTCTTCGTCCCAATACATTAAAGGTTTTTTAGCCGTGTGTTTAGCACCTATAGTGTGTGTTAAAGGTTTTTTATCACCTTTTAATACGTATAACCTGTCTCTATATTCCCAGGTATCTTTTGCTACAGGCTTAGCTGTAGTCTTTTTTTCTTTTGTTTCCATAATATAATATAATATAAATAGCTAGAGCGCTTTCGCGCCCTAGCATAATTGTGTTTTTACTTCTTGAATAATAAGAAGTTGTTAGCAGCTTGAACACAAAGACATCTCTCAGATAAGAAATGTACTTCCATTGCATCAACATCGTTAGTGTAAACACCACCGACAGATCCAGTAATCCAAGACTTGTAACGTCTATCTTCAGTTTCAGAAGCTCTATATCTTACGTGTAAGAACGGTCTTCTAATGTTTGCACCTAACATTTGATCGTAAACTGTAGAAGTTCCAGCAGGAACTAAAACACCATCAATGTCAGCAAACATACCTCTTGTAGTTGGGTCATTTAAGTATTTCCAATCAGTTTTGTAGAAGTCATAAGAACCTCTTCTAAAACCTGAAAATCCTAAATTAAGAGCCATATCAGCGTCATTGTCAAAAAGACCATAAGCAGATCCAGTTCCCTGTACACCACCTACTTCAGATAACATATCATCAAAGTCTAAGTTCATAGCTCTGTTTAAGAATAACATGTTTTCTTCAATAGCACCTTGCTTGTCTAGGTTTTGTAAGATTTTATCAAAATCATCTAAACCTTGTGTGGCAGCAAATCCAGTGTATACATTTCCTCTTTTTTCAATAGCCTCAAACATACCTTCTGTACCTTCTTCACCAGCATTACCACCATCGTTAGTAATACCTTCAACCATTGCCATTTCAAGATAATCATCATATCTTAATCTAGTTTCTGATTCTGCTTTTAAGTACCATAAGTATCCAGATGTTCCGTCTTCAGTAGCAACTTCAACCCATCCAATTTGAGAGGCATCAGAACCGTTAACTTCGTATCTATCTTTAATAATAATTGGCTTGTTAGCGAAAGAAGTAAACTTAGGTTGTAAAGCACCAATCATTCCAGCGCTTCCTTTAGAAAACTCTGAACCATAAACAAATAGTTTAACAGCAGTATCGTTAGCTATTTTGTCGTTGATGTCAGTTAAACCATAAGCTACCACTGTTAATTCAGCTTTGTAAGGTGATGCATCACTACCAGCTCCAGAAACAGTCACAGCTGTAACTTTAGCTTTGATAGTTTCTTTACCTGCTGCATCATTAACAGCAATAGTAGCACCTTTTCTTACAGCGCAAGTTGGCTCGTCGTTTGGTAATGTAATTTCAATTTTAGTACCAGATGTAACCTTTGCGTCACTATAACCAATGTGTAGTCTATTTTGTTCAGACCAAATTACTTGGTCAGAAGTCATAGGCATTTCTGCACCTACCATTCTCAAGAAACCACCTAAAGTTCGGTTTCCGTATCTTTCTACTTCTGCTTCGTAAAGTTCTGGTAGAAATTGTTGTGTCCAATCAGCTGAGCCGTCGTGAAAATTAAGATAATTTTGTTGAGTAACGAACTTAGACTCTGCTGGCATAGGAGAGATTGAAAATCTTCCCTTTGGATCGTTGTTTGCGAATTGTCCCGCCATTTTTTTCTAATTTTTAATTGTTATCGTTTTTTAATTTTCAATTTAGAACTATCTATACCTGATATAGCTTTAACTTTCCATCCGTTTACAAATACTTCCCCGTTGGAAACTTTCCTAGGTTCGTCATTAATATTGTTAGATTTAGACATAATGTCTTTAGTTGCATCAGCTTTTCCTTGTTCGTAAAAGTGATTTGCTATAGTATCAGCATTTCGTGCAGCGAAAAGAGCTTTATGATATTTATCCATATTCTTAATTTCACCGTCTTCTATAAAGTCACTTAAAAAGTTATCTATATTAGACTGCTTATTAACAGCTGAATCAACATCATTTACCCTATAGTTAAATCTTTTTTCTCCGACGTTAAACTCAAAACCTTTGAAGTCGTCTTGAAAAAAATCTTTAGTTCTATTAGTAAAACTCTGTCTAACTTCATCTACACGTGCTAGATCCTCATTGTATCTATTGAAAAAGTCCATAGCTTTTTTCTGCTCGTTAGTAACATTAGGCCTATTTTTAATTTCAGCATAATATTTATCTTTCAAGCCGTCTAAAAACGTACGGGCTTTAGCAATTTCTTCTTTATAAGCGAGTTTCTTTTTCTTTATGTCTCGCTCTTCATCCATTTCTTCATCATAGGAAAAATTATCTTCCATAATAAAATCTACTTCTCCTTGATCAAGATGTGGTTTAGTATTTTTATAATATTCTCTTAATAGAGCTTTATCATCAATATCGCTGTAGTCAGCGCTTATTCTAACGTAGTCTTCAACAGTTCCGCCTGTATCTTCCATAAATGAAACTAACTTTTCGATGTTTTCAGGTAGTTGTTTGCCTAAAACTTTTTCATCTCTTATCGCTTCCTTTACTTTATTTTCTACTTTTTTAACTTGCTCTTTTTCTTGAACAGTTAACTCTTGTATTGGCGAAGTTTCTTTTTCTGGTTTTTCTTCTGTTGGTTTTTCTGTTTCAGTTTTTTCTGCAACTTGTTCTACTACTGGTTGCTCTACTTTTTCAACTGGTTTTTCAGCTAAATTAATTTTAGCATCTACGTTTTCTTTTTCTTTGTTTCTAGATAAATCAATTTTAGCATCTTTATCTTGATTTACCAATTTTTTAGGTTTCTTTTTAATTTTAAAGTCACCCTCTTGTTTTACTTCGACTTTTGACATAATATAATATAATAGTTAATAATTATCTAGGAACAAACTGTTCTAGATTAAAGCCACCATCTAAAGTGTCATTACCGGCAGATTCAAAGTTTATTGGTGTTAAGTTATTTTTTCTTTGATCTATCATTTCACTTTGTTGAGAGGCTTGTATTTTTGTTCTTTGATCTTTACGATCTTCAACTTCTTTTAATTTTTCGTTATCTTGATTTAGCTTAGATGAGTTTAATTTCATGTTATATTGAAACTCCTGCTCCATTAATTGCATTTTTATTTGAGCTTCTTCTCTCATTTTAGCAGTGGCAAACTCTGATTTCATTTTTTCTAACTGTATACTTTGTTCAGTTAACACTTGTTGTTTTTGAGTTTCAGCTAAAGCAGTTTGTTCTGCTAATTGAGCATTTGCTTGAGCTTGAGCTTGTATATTAGCTTGCTGTGCCTCTTGATCAGCTTTAGCTTTTTGCTTTCTTTTAAGCTTAAGCATTTGGTTAGCTAATTTTAGGTTTTTAACTTGCCTAATGTCTATAGCATCTTCTAAGTTTATACCTCCGCCTTGAAGAGCCACCTGTATGTTTTGTTCTAACATAGCTTTTTGCTCTTCGTCAGGCTCTAGCTCTAAGTAAATACCAAAATCTCTTAGATGTAAATTATCTATGTCTGCAAGCGTGCCTACATTATAAGAGCTTATACTATACTTTAAACTTTCGTTTGTTAAAGAAAACTTTAAAGAGTCTGATATTCTCAATGCAACATTTTCACAAGTTCTTAAAGTTAAATACAGGCAAGATTGAAGTATATGTCTTGTAGCCACATTTGAATTAGCAGCTGCTAACTTTTGTAAACCTACTAACGCGTTTTTATCTGGCGTGCTAGCGTCTCTTGCTTCATTTAATCCTGTCACATCCCTTATCATTTGTAAGTAATATTGATAAGTTTGTATAAGAGATCCTATTTTAGACTGAGCTGCTGAGGTTTGTAGTTCTTGTATTGGAATTTTACCCGGGTTCATACCACCGTCTTGTGTCATTGACCTACCTACAATACTACCAGTTTGAAAATACATATTTAATGCTTCTGCAGGGTTGTAGCTAGTTCCATTACCAAGATCAACTTCTGACAAACCATCTACATCCATATACACACCATCTGGAACCATTCTTGACAATACTTGTTGTAGCTTTAAATGTGTTATTTGTATCATATCAGCAAAACCTGTTATTCTACTAACAGTAGACTCTATTCTACCTTTATACATTTTAGGAGCTACAATATTGTAGTTCATATTAACTTTAACAGTATTACTGTTAGGCCTTGTCATGTTTTCAGCTATTCTCCAGTTCAACATTTTGTTGTGACCTAATATTTTAGCGCCCGTATATAAAACCTCTATTGATCTAAAAGCTTTATCAAAAGAGTCATTTTCTGGTGGATTAAAATCATCTCCTTTTTCTAAAGACTTTTCTAAACCTTGAGCTGTTTGCTTTATTTTAAACACTTGATTAGTGAAAGTTTTATATTCAAAATATAACACTTGAACTGTATCATCGTTTTGCCTGTCACTAAAATTTCTTCCGTAACTATAAGAATCTGGATATTTTTGTATTTCAGAAAGATCTTGCTCTGAAAGATATGGAAATTGTTTTTTAAGCTCTGGCAAGCTAACTGACTTCACTTCACCTACATAATATAAATCATCAAAATTAGGATCTTCAGTGTAAGAATAAACAATATTAGTTGGGTCAACATACTCAACCTTAACGCCCTCTGATCTATTAAAGCCTGTTTTAACTGCGGCTATGCCTAAAACAGTTAAATCTTCTACTAACCTTCTTTTTATTAAATCATATTT